TGACTAACAAGCCAGTTGACGGAATTCCTGCACCAGATGCATTAACTAGACATACTCAACTTGGCAGTTTTATTAACAATAACAACACTGCAACTATTGCAGGCCGAGTTATTGAAGAGAGACAGAGTCTAAGTAAGGCTTTAAAGAAACGACAGGGGCCTGAAGCAGATTTATGATAGAGGTATATATGGACGATTATCAAAATTACAAAAGATTTACATCTAAATGCAAATGCGGATGTCCTGCACACTGTGATCATAGTTGTACTGAGTGCGAATACTGTCCGGACTGCGAATGCCCTGAATGCAAAGAGCTTGACAAATCTAGAGGATAAAATTAATGGAACATTTTTACGACGGCCAAATACGCCGTTACTTGACACAATTTATGCGACTAATGAGTAATTTTACTTACAAAGATGGTCGTGGAAATGTGATTCAAATACCAGTTAGATATGGAGATATGTCTAGGCAAGTAGCCAGCACATTGAAAAAGAACAGTGAGAACGTGCTTAACTCTGCACCTTTCATTGCCTGCTATATTAAAAGTCTAGACATAGCCCGCGATAGGTTACAAGATCCTAGCTTTGTGGGCAAAATGCACATTAGAGAAAGGCAGTTTGGTTACGTTGATGAAAACCCAGATAGCCCTACATTTGGACAAACTATTCAAGACTACGCAAATGTGCAAGGTGAAAATTATACAGTTGAACGATTAATGCCAACACCGTTTAATTTACAATTTGTTGCAGACGTGTGGAGTACCAACACTGAACAGAAACTACAAATTCTAGAACAAATTTTAGTATTGTTTCGTCCTGCAATGGAAATACAGACTACTAGTAACTATATTGATTGGACCAGTCTCAGCTATGTAGAGCTTACCGGAATGAATTGGTCTAGCAGAACTATTCCGCAAGGTACTGAAAACGACATTGACATTGCCACCATGAATTTCTTAACTCCTATATGGTTAAGTCCTCCTGCTAAAGTTAAAAAGTTAGGTATCATTACTAAAATTATTGCTAACATTTTTGCAGAGGAACAAGGTACAAGTGCAATGGGTCCTGAATTTAGTTTCTCTAATCCAGTATCTAGAGTCACGGTAACTCCGGGCAACTTTTCGATCTTGTTAACAAATAACACAGCTAAACTAATGGCAGCATCTGAAAACTTGTTAGTAAATGACTTAGAACAGATTCCAATTAAAGCTGGCACTAAAATTAACTGGAAGGCATTATTAGATCTATATCCTGGCAAGTTTAGAACAGGACTGAGCCACATCGAACTTACAAAACTTGATGGTGGGAAAATTGTAGGCTACCTAAGTATTAATCCATTTGACGAAGCAGACATGGATGTTTTAAACATTCAGTTTGACGGAGAAACTTTGCTGAACACTGCAATTTCTGATCTTACAAATACTGTAAGTAGGGGCACAGTCAATGCTATTGTAAATCCAAAAACATTTAATCCAGGTACACCTAGTGTTGATGCACGTTATTTGATACTAGAAGATATTGTTACAACAGAAGAGGATGGACCTAATGCATGGGCCAACAGTAATAGCACCAACTTTACTGCATCTGCAAATGATATTATTCAATGGGACGGAGTGCAGTGGAATATAATTCTCAGTTCTGCAGATACAACTGAAACAACATATATAACTAATTCATATACAGGAATACAATACAAGTGGGATGGCACCCAGTGGTCTAAGAGTGTAGACGGTATGTATTATCCTAGTGAATGGCGTTTAGTTTTATGATACGTGAAGACATTGTATGCAGTGGAGGTTTATTCTTTGCTAAAGATACAAAAAGATTTTTATTTTTGTTAAGAAATCAAGGCAAAACTGCGGGCACATGGGGCATTGTTGGCGGCAAGAAAGAGCCTGCTGATGCTACTCCGTATGCCGCATTAGAAAGAGAAATCACAGAAGAAGTTGGATCTCTGCCTAAAATAAAGAAAGTAATTCCGCTAGAGCTGTTTACTAGTGAAGATCAACGATTTTATTTTAACACATACATGTTAATTGTTGACAAAGAGTTTATTCCTGTGCTTAATGACGAACACGTGGGATACGCATGGTGCAGTTTAAATCAGTGGCCAAAGCCTCTGCATCAAGGTGTTAAGAGAAGCCTATCTAATCGAACTAACAAAACTAAAATAGAATTGCTAATTGAAATAGTCAGCTGATTACCAAGGCTTGTTTAGAGTAACAACAGCAGGTGCCTTTTGTTGCTCAATTTGATTTTCTAAATTTAGTTTATAATCTGCAAGGACTTCTTCACCCATTGCAGTTTCAACCCAGGCCTGCACAGCATCTTGAGTCAATAGATTAAATGGCTTATATGTTTCTGGATCAGGTTCCGAAAGGCCAACTGAACCAAAAATTTGAGATCCGTGCCCTTCACCGTCTGTTGCAGATAAGATAAACTCTACATTATACACGACATTTGTCAAGCCGTTTAATGTAGGGTGTGCAGCAAATCTAGGAAATTCCCAAGTATATGTAATCATAATAATATTTATCTCCAATGCGGTCCTTCGTACCATCCTGCTAAACTATGTCGTACACCGCTAATTAACGGTGTAACTTCATGAAAAATGATACTAGGAAATACACAAACTGTTCCTCTAGCACGAAGATTTTCCGAGTTAGGATAATGCCCAACATCTAAAAACTTTAAATCACCGCCTTCGTATGCGTCAGGATCACTAAGTTGTACAGTTACACTCAGCTTTCTTTGCGTAGGTAACGGTGCTAAAAATACATCCTGATGCCGTTTGTAAAAACTCTGTTCTTCACCAGTGTAGGTAGCAAACTGTATTGCAGGTAAAAATTTATAATCTACCTGAAACCATTCTTTATTAATTTGATCAACTACCTTGTCTAATTCATTAAACAAGTATGACCATGTGGAGTTTCTTACTATACCGCGAATTGAGCTTCTACGCCATTCGTTGTTAACCCTATCACTAGAAGGCCCTAATTTTGCTTCTTGTTCTGGCAAAATTAGGGCCTCTTGAATTATTCTATCACATTGTTCGGGCGTAAAATAACTTTTAATATAAGCCCACTCACCTATCATGTATTATTTGGGTCAGGAGTTGCTGTTCGTTTTGCAATAGTGCTAGCCATTGCTTCGGCTACTGTAGTGGCTGTTGTGGTATCTGTTCCTGAAAAAGTAATAGTAGTAACATTAGGCAGTAAGTCTCTTTCAATTACAGAAACTGCTACAGTATTTTTAACCCAGCCAATAATATCTTGTTTAGTTACGTTGTCAATTGACACAAATACTTCAGAATTCACATTAGGGTTAAGTTCTACAATTCCTACCTGATACTTAGAATTTCCTTCACCGTCGTCTGCTGTGCATTTCCATGTGACACGAAATACTACGTTTTCATTTCCGTTGTGAGAACTTATTAAATCTACGTTCTCAATATCCCAGGTATAAGTTGTTGCCATTGTTTTCTCCGCTGTACTAAACTAGTATTTATTCTTTACCAGGTCCCATTGCACCTTGGCCGCCTGCGGCCTGTTGTTCTTGAAGTTGCGGTGCGACTTGCTGACGGATTGAGTCAACAACAGCAAAGCATTGTTCGTAAGGTAGTTTGCCTAAACCCGCCATGATGGTGTTTAGTTCGTTCATATCTAAAGTTAAATTAATCTTGTTCATAAAAGCTCCGTTAAGGTATATTATTTATATACCAATATAATCTATTGGTATTTTCTGAGTTTAAGGTTGTAAAGACGGGTCGGCAACAGATGCTGCTCCCGGTTCAGCAATAGACGCTGTTCCTTTACCTGGTGCCCACGGCAATTCTGGTTGAGAAATTGCGGCACTGTTTATTTTATCTTGTATTCTTGCATTAACATGCTGTTCGTAATCGCCCACTACTACTGCTTTAATCCAATTTAACACAGTTTCTTCAGTCAGTTGTTCAAAAGCAATAAACTCTCCTGCTGGCACACTGGCTGCAGAAAAAGGTGTTGCACCTTTTTCTGCAGCCAGTGTGCCAG